GCTGAAATAGCAGCTCCTCCAAAATAATCACTAAATTGTTTCTCAGCATTTGCTGCTCCAGCAATTAATCCTGAAGTATTACCAGCTGCAGGTACTAATCCACCACTTCCTGTATGATAAGAACCAATATTAATATTACTACCCGCAACACTCTGATCTGAACCGCTATGTCCAAACTCTTCACAAATATCATTTCCAGTAATATTTGTTCCAGCAGCTGATGTTGTTAAATCATCGCCTTTTTTTCTGCTACCTGCGAGAGCTAAACCTATTCCATCTGTTTTAGTTTTTACTGCCATATTATTTAATTATTTTAGAAATATGGTCTTCGAACTCTTCAATTTTTTCAGTTCTATTTGGCCAAAGAATATATTCCTTTTCTGGGTTTTTCTTTAAATTTGATAACAAAGGCAAAATGGCATTATATAATTTATTCAATTTTTCTTCAGTCTCATCTGCTTTTGATGATGTTGATTCTAGTTTATGAGATGCTTTTTGAACAGCTTCTAACTCGTGTTCATCTACAGCAGTAAATCCAAAATCAAATTTTTCTATATCTACCATATATTATTCCTCTATATTATTGTATTTATAATGTCTAGGTATTCGTTTTGTCTTATCCTGATGTTTTTTTGTAGCTGCATGTGGAGGTGTTTTTTTACGAGTAAAGATATTATCCCAAGCATCTTGGAATTCTTTTTCTGATATAAAGGTTGGTCTCCTTTTACTTCCCTTGCCCACGGTATTTTTTATATGACCTTCTTTTATTTTTATTCATAGTGGATGTAGAGCATTTTATAAACCTGCCTCTACCACCAACACCTTGAGAAGATGCTTTCTTAGTTGGAACATGTCCACTAGTAAATCCACTACGCATTGCCAAAGGTCACCCCTCCTCTTCGAACAAGTTCATTCTTTACTTTTTGTTTTACCTTCGGTTTAAGATTGCCATTATTATATTTTTCAATCAAATCACCTTTTGACATATTCTTAATATAATAATGAGTTGTTTCTAAATTACCTGTGGCTCTGTTTCTAACAGTTTGACTTTTTTGAAATTTAATTGGCATTATACTTTTTTCACCTTTCCTTCTTTATTAACTAAATATGCTTCAAAACTAACATGTGGAAACTCACGTTCTAGTTCTAATAAAGCTTTTAAATTATCCATGTGGTCATCAAATAATCTTATACGTGCATAATTATCTGTTTGTAAATATTTCCTAAATATAATTTGCTTTGCAGCTGCACTGGATTTATTTGACATATTACCTGCACGTTCTACATAAACATTATCCATTGGAATACCATGCTCTTCAAACGTACGTATGAATAAATCCCTATCATCCATATCGGCTCTAGCTGTCACGATAATTACTCTACTTCCAGCTCTTGTTGCGTTTCTGATTATGGCCTTAGCCTTTTTAATCATTTTACCAATTGGTATTGCTGTTTGGTAAAATATTTTAGATGATTTAAATTCACCATAATCAAAATACTCACCCTTCTTGAGTTTGTATTTATTAAACATCTGTGGAGTTAGTGGTATTGGTTTACCACCTTTTACATTCTTAACTAAGACACGAGCCTTAGTAGTAAACATAGTATCATCTATGTCAAATATCGTTAGGCCTTTGTTTCCCTCGGCCAAATATTTAGAAAAGTTCTCCATAATAGACTATTATAACACATTTCAGTGTATTTGTAAACTGTATAGTCTATTTATTATAATAAGTTTTTTATAGCTTCAATTTTATCATGAGCATCAGCTATTTTTTCAACTTCTTTCTCAATTGTTTCTACAATATCGATATGCTCTCCAATACCAACTGACTGTCTTGTGTATACTAATATATTAGCCTTTGCGACTTCTATATCCCCTTCTAGTTTGGTAATCAAAGCTTGTAATAAAAAATGTATGTCTTTCATTTTATCTCCTTTGATTAGGCCACATTTGCCTACGTTTATATTCGTTAATAGTTTCCATTAACTTTTCACTCCAGTCATCTCGGTCACCAACAAATATTTGTGGTCCCTCATCACCGGCAATGGCAATCACTAATTGTTTTATGGGGCGGCCAGTTCTCTCTTCCCACATGATTGCGTATGCAGCCGCTTGCATATAATAACCAGAAACCCATTCTTCTTTCTTGAGTTTCCTAGAAGTTTTCCAGTCGATAATAGATTCTTGGCCATTCCATTGACCAACTAAATCAACTCTTCCTGCAATACCTAAATGTTTTGAATATAAAGGTACTTCCATTGCATATACTTTCTGTAGATTTGCATCTATGATTGGTTGTATATCTTTAAATGTTTGTATGTTATGTGGTAATTCACCTTCTAAATATGGTTTATTACTGACATAATTTTCTAATATATTATGTACTTGAGTTCCACGAGTACTAGCAATACGTGATACTCTATTTGCTTCCTCTTCTCCAACTCTTGCTCTCCATGCTGCAATACCTTCTTCACTTAGTATTTTTAGTACTGTAGTAATTGAAGGATAAGCATGTCCATCAGGGTCTAGATATGTTCTACCCGATTCCTTTGTTTCGGTTTTTAAATCTTCATAACCAATATCCACTGGTTCTTGTGGAAACCTTATACCACCATCCACGTATAAATCACTAGTTCTCATTGGCATGATTTTTTCCTTGTTCAAATAACTTATTGGCTTGTCTTTGAAATGATTTCTCTATTTGTCTATCAAACCACTTTCTAAACCACTGTCTTAATTTACCCATTACTTAATCCTCATTTGATACCACATAATTGCAACTGCCAACATACTTGCAAAAATAAACGATACCCAAACTAATGCTTCTATCATTACTTACTCTTAATATTATCTCTTAATCTAGGTGGTAAACCACTCTTAATTCTACTCTGTACTTCTTTCCATCCATCACCGGCTCTGGAAAGTACAGATTGTCCACCATCAAAATCCACGTTTGGTCCTTTTGAATAGTATGTTTTAATATGCGGGTTATCTTCTAAGAATTTAACCTTATCATCATATGACATAAACTTTTCAAATACTTCATCTGTTTCAGTATTTTTAAATTCATACGTTGGCATATTCAAACCACTCCGGTACTTTTCTATTAGTCCAAACCATGTTGAACCTTGATTGTTTTGTTTGATAGAACGCTCGATATGATTCGATTGGACATTCCAATATACACTCAGGATTGCTTTTCATAGCTAATCTAAACTGAGTACTTCCTATATTTCTTGGTATATTATTTGGTGCTTTGGATAAAGCTTCTCTTAATTTAGTATCAGTCATATGTGTTCTATTATACCTGTATTTATACTCATCACATAAGGCTGCAAAATGGTCATAGTGCCATTGATAATTTTCTAAACTTTCTCTTGTCCATATTGTACTTGGATGATTGAAATGACATGCTTTATAAAGTATATCTTCCCTCTCATCTGGTAATTTCCAATATTGAACTCTTACTTTTCCTGATTTGGATAATCGACGTTCCATCGACCCATCAATCATTCGATGGGTCGTGGATAACATTTGTGCTGACTCAACAATCATTTTAACTACATGTTTATCACATTGCTGTTGAGCCGCTTTAACTGGGTCACGATCAAGTATAAAAATATTCATAGTATATATTATATCACAGTTTTATAGATTTGTAAATCACCTCCTTTATATTTTGATTGTTAATAAATCATAACAAAGGGATATATCTATAGGCTGCCTCCTATTTTACTATTAAGTTTGGAAAAGCATCACTAACTAGTTTTTTAGTAATGCCGGTTATTTTTAGCTTTTTATCTTTAGCTAAACAGAGCATTTCCGCATCTTCTGCGTGTAATGACTCAAGTAAACTTATAAACATACTTTCTCTTCTAATAGCCTTTTGTGCCAGTGCTGTTGGCCCTTTGAAAAAGTATTTAAATCTACGATGACCTTTATATAAAGTCAAATATTCATGACCTTTTGGTGCATCATCTTTTTGATATGGGGGTGTCCCCTCTGGTAGCAAACTTACGATGTCATCGTCAAATGCGACTCTAAGGACATCTCTTATTGCCGGGTGATTATTCTTTCTTAAAAATGCCACTCGTTCTTTTTTAGTTTTGAGCTTTCCACATTCTTTAAGAACTTCTGAGATTAACGGTTTCGCCATTGTAAAATTCCTCCACTACTTCAATCAATTGATTACATCTCTTTTTAATTAAATAATTTAAAACTTTCATACGCGGTGCGATAGGTTGTTCTATAAAATTATTTATAATATTTTGAACTACATCTTCAGGTATTTCGGTTAAATCAATTAACTTTTTATTCCTTTGATAGTTCCTATAGGTATTATCATCCATACACTCTCTGAGGTTATCGGACTTTTCTAACCAATCATCAATCCTTGTTTGTCTTAAAGGCGATTGGTTTTTATCACTGATAAATGTATCATCAGCTGATAGAACGTTTGGTATACCATCCCCAGCATCACCTCTCATAATATGATTAAATAAGTAAGTCCTAGGATTACCATCCTTATCCTTTACTAATTTTTTCTGCATAGGTGAGAACTGTTTAACGTTCTTAAATTTTTGTAATTGAATAAAATCTTTATCTGATGATATAATCATAATAGGTTCATCTTGTCCAAACTCTTGTGTTTTTAAAGTAAGTGCTCCTATGATATCATCAGCTTCACAACCATCCATGTGTAAAACTTTATATGGTAAGTACTCTTTTATTTCAGTCCTAACTAAATCAAGTACTCTAAAGACTTCATTCCAATCTTGTGAATCATCTGTTTCTCTATGTTTTTTTCTATTTGCTTTATACTCAGGAAAATACTCTCTTCTCCATGTATTCATACCATCGCAACATATAACCATTTGACCATATTCATCTCTATATTTTTTATTATACATTCTTATAGAGTTAAGTATCATATGCCTTATCATATTCTCTTCGTTTAATTTTTGAATGAATATATTGGATAAAGCTATTTGGTTAAAATCAAGTAGTATCATCGTCATCTCCTGGTAAAAAATCTGGGTCAAAGAATACTTCAAAGTCTTCTAACTTTTCTCTTATCTCCTTATGTTGTTCAGCCGTTTTCTTTATTTTAATAAACAACCTATCAAACTCTCTATGTAATTCATGTGGAATACCTACATGTCTATTTAACATTGCGTTAAACATATTAATTAATACATAAACATCTCTTGACTCAGGATATTCTTCATTTCTAAATTCCATTTGTTTAAAGATATCCCAATCTGATATTATACCATCTTGTAATAAATGCTCTAGATTACTCAAAAACTCTTGAGACATCTCAGCGCATTCAGTACTTGCTGCCCAAACAGCATCTTCTGATTCCTGCAGTTTTTCAGCAGTTTCTTTCATTTTCCTCTCATGTGGAGTAGGAAATTTTATTATTTTACCCATTATGCTTCCTTGTCAATATCCCACTTAATTCTTTTTTCGTAATTAGGTTTTCTAACTTTATCCCACCAGCGTTTTCTTTCCTGGTCGGCTCTGTAATCATATATCCAATTACGTCCATTCTTTTCAGCATCTTT